AGTTAATAAACTTCCCTTCTATGTATAAAACATACAAGCAAAACATTTTAAATGATGCATTTCCTGCTAGGTATTCATTAAGATATAAGAGAATGTCTGATACAGACAAACATTATACTTATGGATATAATCTAGAAGAAGTGTGTAATGGAAAAGCTAATGTTTGGGTGTATGATGATAGAATTCCTCAGATCAAGAAAGATTATTTAAGAGCTACATGTGTAGAGAGTGAACATAACTTTCTTGTTAAGAGAGCTGCTCCTATGAAATTAGGAATTCCTTCTAAGTTTGACCTTAAGACTTATTATCATTTATTGACTCTTAAGAATCTTCCAAGAGAACAATGGAGACAAGCTATTAAGGAATATCAATACATCATGTCTATGATTGAAGAAAACTTCAGAGATCTTGATGCTCTTAATGTTCCTCAAGCATTCATTGATAGCAAGAAGAAAGCAAAGGTGGCTAAAGCTAGTATAGCTGGTGCTAAGAGGTTAAAACTTCAAGGAGAGATTGTATGTAAGAAAGGTGTTGACTTGATGAGATGGAATGATGGAAGAAAGTGTAAATTTGATTCTCAAATCTATAAGTTAGAAGATCTTCATAAAGGTAAAGGATTAAAAGTGTATGCTCATCATGATGACTTCTTGAAACTTGATCCTTTATATGGAATGATGGGAAAACAAAAGATGGAAGTGATTACATTCTCTAGTAGAGAATTGAAAATCGTAGAACAATTAGACATACACAATTTAATATCATATGATAAATTTATGGAAGGCAAGACAGCACCATTCAAAAGAATAATCACATCAACATTGATACATGAGATGATTAGTGTTTACAGAAGTACATTTGATCACATAGATACTATAAGATTTGTATCTACGGACTTAGCTGATAAACTAGAGAGATTAGCTCAATATAGAAGAGATAACTATGTAGAAACAAACTCTAAGTTAAGAGATTCAATGTTAGAAGTGGCATTAGAACATAGATTGTTTGATCCGCAGATTCATGCAGAGTATATAGAGATGTTAGACTTATTTGAAAAGCTTACATTCTTAAATCCTGTATGTGCAAGATTGAGTTACACTCGTTCTGATGATCCAATGATCCCAGTGATAACTGATTTGTTCAAATATTACAAGCAGAGAGTTGATTTAAGGCATTATAATATCAAAATCAATGATGAAGTGCTTACAGAAGAAACAATACAACAATTAGCATAATTTAACAGAGGGACATTCGTGTCCCTCTCATTTAACAAGTAACAATTAATTAAATTAAATAAACATGGAACACAAATTTTTAAGTCTTGACTGGTTCAAGAACAGAGTAGAGAATTCAATTGACAGAGTGATTGCTAATAAGATAGACAATCTTATAGAAGAACCATCTCCTAAACAAGAGAAAATATATGAGAAACCATATTTTGCTATTAAATTAGTAAATGACACACTAACTGTAGTGTTGACAGATGGAACCATCATTAGTAAGCCTGGTGCTACAGAAGATGATTACTTTGCTGTTCAAGCAGCAAGAGATGTGTATGAAATACATGCTATTGTAGCTTCTAAAGAAGTGAAACAAGATGTAGAAGACATGAAAGCTGAAGCAGCAAGAATTCAAGCTCTTCAACAAGGAATAGAATTACTTGCAAAATTAGATGATTTCACTGTAGAAGGTAATTCAGTTTATTTAGCTGGTACATCTAGAAGTATGCCTCAATTACTTGTGGAGAAATTCATTGAGATAGTTGATAGAGTGGGAGACCAACCTGTGGATACTAGAACTTTTGAAGAAGCTCTTAACGATGATGATGATTATCTAGCACACAAAAACTTCTTCATGTGGTGTTGTTTGAATCCAAGAGCTGAGGTGGCTAATGAACTATATAGATTCTTAACAGAAAATAGTTTCAAAATCACTAAACAAGGATTCTTTGTAGCTTTAAGAAATGTTGTAACTCTTCATGGATCTCCAGAACTAGTTCACTTCGTAAGTAATGCTTACAACAAGGTGAAAGCTGTATGGAAGAAGAACCCAGATAACTACACTATCTTCTTAGAGAATGGAGAATACAAACTTGTACATAATGATCAGTTAACAACAACTGAAACTCACACATCTACAATGTGTCAAGCATGTGATGGTGAAGGTGGATTTGAAGATTGGGATGATGAATGGACAGAATGTGATCATTGTGATGGATCAGGAGAAGTTGAACCTTATACATATTCTGTAGATGTTCCTGTAGATCATGGAGAAAAGATTGGTGGGTTAACAGAATTGTATTTAGATCTTCCTAATAGAGAAGAGAATAGATTCACTGATAACTGGAGTAAAACATTTGATATCCGTGTAGGACAAGTGGTTAGTATGCCTAAAGAAGAATGTAACTGGAGTACACAAGATTGTGCTACTGCAGGTTTACACTTTGCTGGTTATACAGCTCCTTATGTTCTTTGTGGAGATACTACTGTTATGACTCTTCATAATCCTATGAAGGTAGTAGGTATTGGTAGAGAGAAAGGTAGATGTTGGGAATATCTTCCATTCATGTTGACCACTGTTGCTGAAGCAGATCAAATCATGAATGATAGAAGCTTTGATTTCTTACAATTAGATGAGCAATATGCTATCCGTGAATTAGAATCTCTTGCAGAGAAAGCTAAAGAAGGATTTGCAGCTGAGTCTACTAAGTATGAATTCAACATGCCAGGTATTTCTGCTTCAGAAATAACTAACATTGTTAATACTCTTAGTGAGATGAAAGCTAAGATAACTAATCGTGTTATTACGATTAAATAATAAATAATATAGTTATGCCATGAATATTTCTTATATTTGTGGCATAACTTAATTATAAACGTATGGCAAAGAGAGTGTTAGTCCCAAAGACAAGATGTGCAGGTACACTAAGTGAAGCTGCATTCTGGTCATTTATAAGAAGTGCTTTGAGACAAAAGAGCAGATGGTGGAAGCCTATATCAGTGTGTAAACTAAATGCACGTAGAGATTTCAAAGGTGTTAGTAGAAGACAAAAATACGAGTACCAATGTAAGAAGTGTAAAGTTTGGACTACTGAAAAGAACATTAATGTGGATCATGTGAAACCTGCAGGAAGTTTAAACTGTGCAGAAGATCTTCCAGGATTTGTAGAACGTTTGTTTTGTGAACAAGACAATCTACAATGTTTGTGTTTAACGTGTCATGATAAGAAAACATTAAAAGAGAAACAAGCTAAAAAGAAAACATTATGATAAAAGAATTTATAAGTAGACTCACTATGGTGAAAACAGATAGAGTGGGTACATATGATTTAATCAGTGGTAGAAGTCTTAGTTATTATCAAGATTGTTATTTCCAATTGTTCTTAGCAGAATCAAGATGGGGATACAGAATGAGAATCAAATGAGCAGAACTATCAAGAAGAAGTTGACTGGAGCTAAAGCTGTTAGTCATCAATGTAGAAACAATGGACCATGTCCATGGTGTTTAGGAAACAGAATGTATAAACATTTAAAAAGAATGATCAATGGAAATACAAATAATACTGAACAGAATACAGTGTAAAGGCTGTGGAGAGGTTCTTACATCATATAATAGACATGATTACAAAACATGTGGATGTGAGAATGAAACAATGGTGGATGGTGGTACAGACTATCAACGCTATGGAGGAAAAGATCTTTCATTAGTAGATAGTAGTTCTACAATATATCTATCAGATGATCACATGATGAATAGAAGTGCTGCTCATTGGGGAAATAGAGGTAAAGATGGTAAATCATCATTATCTTATAAGTCTATAGCAGATATGTCAAATGATCACATTGTTAACATTCTTTTAGATATGGGAGGAAGAATTGCTCCATGGATGGAAAGAATTATGGATGATGAAATGTTACATCGTATAAAAAATAATATAGTAATAAATGACTAACGCAATAACAATTAATAAGACACCTGCATTTAATGAGGTGTGGCATGAAGGGCACATAGAACACAATGGTAAGTTTCATTACTTCTGGTTAATACATCCACAAGGATTAGATAACGGAGGAGAAGAATATGAACTAGAGGTGAGATGGTTCTTTGCTAGAGTACCAAGGGAGATACGAGCTTTGTATCCACAAATTATAGAAGCATTTAAACAAACGTTATGAAAATAATAATATTAGATTTTAGTACAACAGAAGTTTTTATATTTCCTTATGATGAAAATATATACGATGATGTAGAAGATTTCTTTGATAGTGCATATTGTACAGACAGAGGAATAAGAGAAACAAATTGTCAATATATGGTTTCAGATAACTTAACTTTACAAATATTATGAAAACATGGATATGGGAAGATGAAAAACTCTTCAATATAAATAAAGAGTTACAACAATTATTAGATGATAAAATAGTGAAGACAGTTGTATCAATGTCTTTAGTACATGTACCTCATCCAAAAGAGATTTATAAGTATAGTGCAATATTAATCTATAAGTAGTATGACACACACAGTGATACAAGGGAATGAATGTTACATCTATATGAATGGTAAACTTCTACACAAAAAGTACATAAATCATAATCAATCAGGCGTAACATTTGATGTAATGGCCTATAGAAAAGGAGATAGTTTAAAATCAATTAAATAACATTATGATAAAAGGAACAGCAAAAACAGAAGCTCAATACAGAGCAGTGGTTATGGATTCATCCAGTAGCCTAAAAGATTTCTCACAAGATAGAAAGAAGTATTATAAGAAATATTTCCTTAAAGAGAAAGTAGAAGATAAAGATAGCTCAGCAGCTAATATGGGTAGAATAGTTGAAACCCTACTAATGGAACCACATCTATTTGATGATAAGTTTTATATGTCATCTTGTGCATCTACACCAACAGGATTAATGCTTGATTTTGTAGAAGCATTATATCGTGTAACAAGAGATTCTACAGATGAGAATGGTAAGATTACAAGAGATTTTGCAAGTATATCATTAGAAGCTTATGACTTATCAGGATTTAAGATTAAGTATGAAGCTGTAATAGGTAAGTTTCAAGGTAGTGATGCAGAGATATATTATAATGAAATCAGAATGGTTAGAACTAAGAATCTTACTGTTGTGAACACAATGGAAATATCTATTGCTGAGAAGATTGTAGAGAGACTTAAAACTAATAGTACTACAGGTCCAATTGTTAATCTTGTAAATAGTTCTAGATATGAAATCATAGATCAGATGCAAGTAGAGGGATATACAATTGATGGACATTTATTCAAGAGTATGTTGGATAAAGTGGTGATTGATCACAAAGAAAAGACTATTCAACCATATGATCTTAAATGTACATGGTCTGTAGAGAACTTCTATGAAGAGTATTACTTGTACAGAAGAGCGTACATCCAAGCGTACTTATATTACTATGCAATGTTACATCTTACAAGAGAAGAAGATAGTCCTTATTATGGATATGATGTAGAATATTTGAAATTCATTGTATGTGATAGCACAAACTACTATCAACCTCTTATGTATACATTAGATATTAATGATATGGGAGATGCTTATGATGGATTTGTACACAAAGGAAGAACTTATCCTGGTGTAGGAAGTTTGATTGCAGCATTAAGCTGGTGTCTTGCATCAGATACATGGGATATAAGTCACAAAAATTATTTATCTAATGGAGTAGTAAACATTAAAGGCTAATATGGAAATTAAAAAGAATATAACTAGTATCTTTATGGTGCCTACCCTCAAGGTGCCAAAAGATGCTCTTAAAGGTAATGGATTCATCAATGCCTATATCAGAGATGATAGAAGAGATGATCAGTATAAAGAATCTATCTATCTATTATTTAAACCTGAGAACTTAGATAAGTTTAGAGAGTTTCTTGATAATGAATATGAAAGAACCAAAACTGTTATAGAAGATTATGATTATGAAGATGGATTTGTTGTAGTGGTGTATCAACTTAATGAGAAATACAAAAAGGATTTTACACTAATCAAACAAGGTAAATATTCTAAGACATCTAGTGATTTTCAAAAAGTGTTTCCGAAGATAATTAAAATTGTTAAGAATGGATTACATAGAGATGAATTATCATTACAATATAGAATTTTTAACAAAGCATCTGATCTTATAGACTTCTGGGAAGAGAAACTTGGAATAGATTTTAAGACAACTGTAGGAGATGATTTTGAAGTGTGGAGTGGCTGGGAAGAAGAAAATGAAATTTTAGAACTTGATAAAATAAAAGAAGTATGTGTAACAGAGACATCTTAGAAGCAATTATAGAAGAAGTAGGAAGTGATAAAGCTGCAGAGTTTTGTCATTTAGCTAGCTTGATGTATGATATTAAATATCAAGCATCAAAACAAAAAGATCCACTAACAGAATATGATTTTGAAAGAGTGTGGTGGTTAGACGCAGGAATAGCATTAAACAAACAATTAACAATAGACTAGTATGAAAGGATTAGAACTAATAGAAAAATATCCTGCAGCAGGAAAGGTGGTTAAAGAATGGTTCTTTAAATCAATGCTTGAATCATTCAAAGATGAGACAGTACCAGATGAGTTTAAAGAATTCATGTTAGAACAAGGAATAGAAGATGATAAAATAGGAACATTAATTGATATCAATCCTAGAATGTTATTAGATGTATTTGATGAGAATGAAATATTTATAGGAACAAATGTAACACAAAAAGATGCTTTTCATTGCACTATAAATAATTCATTATCTCCTGGAGGAACACATTATACAAGAAAAGAAGCAGAGCTATTTGCTATAGAAGCTGCATTTGAAATCTTAGAGAATAAACTATCTCCAAAACTAGAAGAATAATTAGGAATAATGAGGGAGATGATGTATATTTGTCTCCCTCTAATTTAAAACAACAGAAAAATGAGAAAGAATAAAGAGTTTAATACTAAATACAAAGATTATTTAGAAGAAGGACATTATGGTATGGATATAGAAGTTCCAGCTGTACTAACTTATGTTGATCAGATATTTAATGATCTTACACAAATTCCTGGATTTAAATACCAACAGATTAAAACCAAATATGGATTAGCTAGAGTGTATACAAATCTTGATGATCTACTTCCATTTGTAGGTAGAATTATTAATCAAGAACTTGAAGAGAAGATTAATTTCATTCTTAAAGTGGAATTTGAAGTGGAGAATAGACTAGCAAGTTTAAACTTAGACAAAGATGGAAAAGATATTCAACCAGTATAAGAACATGTTAATTGTTCATCCAGGATATCAAGGATATGTTTGTGGATATAATGATAGTCATGTTATTCTAGCTGTAGAAACAGATAGTAAAGATTTCTTTAGAAAACTTCAGAATCCTTTCATCATGGATGAATACAAGGACACTAAATACAGATATTCATTTGAAGATGAAAGAGAACTTATAAAACAATCTGTAAATGGAAATAGCAAATAAGACTAAATATTATAGTGTTGAAGAAATGTCAATTAAGTTAGGTATAAGTAATAAGTCTATATTAAATAAAATATCAAAGTTAGGTCTTAGAAAACATAGAACTATTGGTCCAAGAGGAAATGCTCTTTATACAAAAGAACAATTTGATGTAATATGTGGTGGTGATAGAAAACTTCCTGATTTATTATATAATTATAATGAAGAACCAATAATAATCACTTATTATATATATGAATCTAAAATGAATAAAGATGAGTGAGAAAGATTTTATACTAGGAAGAGACTATTACTTAGAGGATGGAAGAATTCATTTTACTAAAGAGTATCTATTAAAGACTAAGAAACAATGTTGTGCTAATGATTGCAGACATTGTCCTTTTGATAAACGTGAAAAAGGAAATACATCACTTAGAACAAGTGAATAAAAAGTTCTGTTCTGTTTTTTAATTGTTGAGAAGGCCCTAGAGAAATCTGGGGCTTTTTTATCCTCAAATCATTTTTCACAAAAACAGATTAGAAATACCCATTTTTCACCAGCAGTACCTATTTTGTCACAAATGTATTCTAAATTTGTTACAAATCGTGGATAGATAAACCCTAATTTATGGGGTCTTACCTACCACAGAAGGTAAACTAACATATTAGCTATAATGTGTTATATATGATACAATTAGATAACATTTTGTCCAGTAAAAATCAATAAAAACTGGACAAACATATCAGGTAAATGATGGAAGAAACCTGACATTTTACTTTGAAATAACACAAAAAATCATTAACTTTAAACAATTAAAACAATTAAATAATGGCAAAGAAAGCAGTGGTAAAAGAAACTAATAACAAGTTTCAAGAAGCAATGGACAAGTTGAACAAGACTTATGGTGTTGGTTCAATATTAGCATTAGACTCTAAAGCAGGAGGAGATTATGATGTAATCAGTACAGGTAGTATTGGGTTTGATCACATCACACTCGGTGTAGGAGGATTTGTAAAGGGGAAACTCTATGAACTTATGGGGTGGGAGGGCACAGGTAAATCTACAATATGTGGACATGCTGCTGCTGAATGTCAAAAGAAAGGTGGAACTGTTCTGTATATAGACGGTGAGCACGCTGTTGATAAATCCTATTTTAAGAAATTAGGTGTAGATACAACTAAGATGTTAATCTCTCAACCATCTTGTGGTGAGGAAGGTTTCAACATTGCAATGGAAATGATTAACACTGGAGAGATTGATCTTGTGATCATAGATTCAGATTCATCATTAATACCTAAGAAGATGCTTGATGGTGATGTAGGAGACTCTACAATAGGTAGAAAAGCTTTATTGAATAGTAATGCTTATCCAAAATTAAAAGGAGCTCTATCACAGCATAATGTATGTGTAATAGTGATTAGTCAATATCGTGAGAAGATTGGTGTTATGTTTGGTAATCCAACTACCACTCAAGGAGGACATGCTTTGAAATTCTACAGTGATGTGAGAATAGAAGTGTCTAGAAGCTTAGCTAAAGATGGTGATATAACTTATGGTAATATTACTAAGTTAAAAGCTATTAAGAACAAAATGTCTCCTCCATATCGCAAATCGGAATTTGAGATAGTGTATGGTCTTGGTATAGATAAACTTGATGAGATGATGAGTCTTCTTAATGAGTTTGAGTTAGGACGTAAATATGGTAAAACTATGACTGTAGATGGAACTAAATATGATTTAGAAGAATTCAAACAGCTGGTAGTTGATAACCCAGAGTTCTATGATGAATTAAAAGAAAAGATTGTAGCTGCAATTAATCAAACAGATCTTCCTATAGAGGAAATAGAAGTTGCAGAAGATGCAGTAGTTCCAGAAGAAGGAGTTAACTTATTTAATACAGAATTATAATATGACAGAACAAGATTTTGACATCTTAGTGCAACAGCGTGTGCAGAAGATACAGCAAACATTAATTGAAAAAGGTAAGGAGTATAGAAGAGGGAATGACCCTCTTCACAACTTCAATGTAGCAGCTAGATTAGGTAACACTACTAGAGAAAAAGCTTTGTGGGGATTTGCTCTCAAACATTATGTATCCTTCATGGATATGTTAAATGATGTAGAGAAAGGAAGTTTCCCTAAAGAAGAACATATTGACGAAAAAATAGGAGATTTAATTAACTACTTGATTCTATGTGAAGCAAGTTTAAAAGACAGATTATGACAATAAATGTAGATTTTGATGGAACTTGTGTAACACATAGTTTTCCACAAATAGGTAAGAGTATTGGTGCTGCACCAGTATTAAAAAAATTAGTTCATGCAGGACATCAATTAATTTTATTTACAATGAGAAGTAATAGAATCACATTCAAAAACATTAGTGAACACATTGTTCCTGATACAAAAGGTACATTTTTAAATGATGCTATACAATGGTTTATAGACAATGATATTCCTTTACATGGTGTACAATCAAATCCAGATCAACATAACTGGACAGAGAGTCCTAAGTCTTATGCTGATTTAATGATAGATGATTCAGCTCTTGGATGTCCATTAAAATATGATACAAGTATATCACATAGACCCTTTGTAGATTGGGAAAAAGTAGAACAATTATTAATAGAACAAAAAATAATATAATATGAAAAGTTACAATGAATTAGAAGCTCTTGTATTAGCATGGGCACAACAAAAAGGTATTCTACAGAATGGAACACCAAAAGCACAAGCTATGAAGACTTGGGAAGAAACAGATGAATTAATCACAGCTATCGAAAAGGATGATAGAGAAGAAGTAATTGATGCTCTGGGTGATATCTTAGTTACAATCATCATACAAGCAGAGATGCAAGGATTAAGCTTGACAGAGTGTTTAGAGAGTGCATACAATGTAATTGCTAAGCGTACAGGTAAGATGGTAGATGGTCAATTTGTGAAAGATGCAAAGTAATCTATCTATAAATGATATATGTAAGAAATGTGGGGGGTACAAGTTTGCTCCCTACAATTCTAATATATCAGCTACAGTGAGACTTTGTCATTGCACAAAAATATCAGATACTGAATTTACTGAATCACAAAAAAAGATATTAGATGAAATGCAAAACTTGCGGAAAAAACTCAGATAAGGAATATTGTTTCCAACATAAAGCTAGAAAACCCTTATCAATTGATAAGGGTTTTTCTACTAAAATGTCTGGTATTTCCAGCATTAAGTCCAAATATGCTCATAATGACGGACATATCCAACAAAGAGAGATGTTTCTTAATGTATGGAAGAAGAGAAAACATAAATCAGAAGTGAGTGGAACATATCTAGGAAGTGAACCTATGAGTACATATTTTCATCACATACTAGCTAAAGAAAAATATCCAGAAGCTTGTTTAGATGAAGAAAATATTATACTTTTGACACTTGAAGAGCATTCTAACGTAGAAAATGATATGTATCGCTATGATGAAGTTAATAAGAGACGTGATAGTCTCAAAAACAAGTATTCTATACTTTGATGCAATGAATAAGACATTAGATCGATTTGCAAAAGATAGTAAAGGAAATGTAATAAAATACAAAACAACAAAAAAAGAACATAGTAAATATTTTAAATTTAAAAAATGAAAATAGAAGTGCTTAAATTCAGTGCCACATGGTGTGGACCTTGCAGAGTGTTATCTAATACATTAAAAGATGTAGAAGGAATAACAAACATTGACATAGAGAAAGATCAAGAAACAGCTATAAAGTATGGAATCAGAAGTGTTCCTACAATGGTGTTTCTGAAAGATGGAAAAGAAGTACATAGACAATCTGGTAGTATGCCATTGAAGATGTATGAAGATATTCTTGCTGATCTGAAATTCTCAAAAGAAATTTAATAATTAAAAACAACCAATATGAACAATCAATTTATTTACACAGCTACAATAGCTGACAAGGAGTTCAAAGCTTCCTTAAACCTTAACAAGGTGATTAGAACCTTAACCAATGAAGATGGAAGTCTTATTGTCATCCTAGATGATTTCAATGAGCGTGTTACACAACAACCAGATATTGATATCAAGACTAACAAGATGAAGGGATATAAAAGTGTTAGAGAAACAGTTCAATCAGAAATTCTATTGAATGTAGAAGACGCAGCAAGATTTTTTAACTTAACAGAATACAAATAGCCATGGCAAAATTATTAGGAAACCGTATCTACTTAGAGATACCAAAGAAAGAAGAAAGTAAACTTATTGTAGATGAGAATACAAAAGAATCTTTAGAGAAAGAAATGTTAAAGAAGATGAACAAACTTAAAGTTCACAGTGTTGGTACAGCTAACATGGAAGTGAAGGTGGGTGATTTTGTTCTTGTAGATCCAGCAGCTTTATCAAAAGCTCCATTAATCCCTCTATCAGAAGAAGAAACTGTATTGTTAGTTTCTCCATTTGATATCATCCAAATCTGGTAGAAATGGAATATCCTTTCATTAGTTGCAAATGCATCACTTATGGAAGAGTAGATACCCTGGAGGAAGCAATACAAAGCTTCCTCATTCAGGAGTATCCAGGTAAGAAAGAACTTATCATAGTTAATGATTACCCTCTACAGAAGTTAGTGTACGATCATCCAGAAATCAAGATATTTAATATAGATGGAACATTTGCCACTATAGGAGATAAAGAAAATTTTGCAATAGAACAATGTTCTGGAGAACTTATTGCTGTATGGGATGATGATGATGTAGCTTTGTCTAATCATCTATCTAACATAGCTAAATTTTGGAGACCAGATGCTAATCTGTTACACTGGCAAAATGGTGTATTCTATAATGAACCTAACATAACAGAATTAATGGCTCTTGGTAACTCAGGTATTGTATATAGCAAGAAAGCTTGGGAAGAAATTGGTAAGAGTCCAATAGAGAACGCTGGTGGAGATATGACATTAGTTGTAGCTCTACATAATCTAGGAAGAGATAAAGTGGTATTAGCTGATCCTCCTAATGAAGAGTGTTCTTGGTTCTATATGTGGGGTGGTAGAGGTTATCATCAATCAGGAATGGGAACAGACACTGCAAACAGACCTAATGTTATACAAAGACATAGTGATTATGTTGAAAATCTTAGAAGAAAAGGACAGATTCCTACAGGAGATGTTCACCTTATTCCTCATTGGGATAAAAACTATAAACAAATGTTAAATCAATTTATAAATAAATAAGATGCATCCAGAAATAGATCACTTCGTAATAAAAGTAAAAAATCTTTTCCCTGACTTATTTGATACAAAAAGTGTATTAGAAGTAGGTAGTCAAGATATTAATGGTTCTGTTAGAAAACATTTTAAAAATTGTGATTACCTTGGTATTGATCTTGGAGAAGCTCCAGGAGTTGATGTCGTAGTATCAATCATTGATTTTTCTAAAGAGAATGAATATGATGTTGTAATATCATCAGAGATGTTAGAACATTGTAAAGAATGGGATGATGCTCTTAAACAAATGTATAATAATACTAAACCAGGAGGTTTATTTATTCTTACATGCGCTGGTCCTAATAGACAAGAACATGGTACTAATAATCACACTCCTCAAGATAGTAAATTTACATTAGAGCATTATAGAAATATCTCTATAGAAGATTTTAGATCTGTTCTACCAGATGATCTTTTTAAATCATCATCACTAATTCTTGAAAGAGGAGATACAGATCTCTACTTTTGGGGAATAAAAAAATAAAAACAAAAGCCCCATCAAGGGGCTTTATTATTTTGATAATGATTTTTTCTTCATTGGTTGCTGAGCAGAAGTTCTTCTGATTTTATCATCCATAGACTTATTCTCTGAGAATGGTTTATCCTTTTTAGGAATACCCACCTTTGGAGCCATTCTTGGTGCTCCACTCTTCTTAGCTTTACCAGCTGTCATAGATTTACTAGCAGCCACCTTTACACTTTTTCATTGATCCACCAGATTTCATAAGTTTACCGCCAGCTTTTGGAGCTCCTGTTAAAAAACCTTTTAAAGTTCTTCTTTCGGTAGCTTTAACTGATCCATCATCTTTTAGTTTAACTTTTACTTTATAATCTTTATCTTCAGATTTTATACTTTTATTAGAAAAACCTTTATCTATATTTTCTTTTGTTGGTGCATAATTACCAACTTTACTACCCATCTGTGCCTTTTTAATTGTAGCACCTTTCTTAGCTATAACACCACGTCCTTTAAGAACATCAGCTTTTGTAATCTTTCCATCTTTATTAAGATCAGGAAATGATTTACCATTTTTAGCTTTAGGCATATTTTTAGCTTTTCTTCCTGGAAGAGGTAGCACAGGAGAGTTTTTATCAAAAGGAGGTCTTTTACCTTCTCCTCCACCTATTGTAGGGACACCTCTATTATCTTTATTAGCAGGATAGCTATCTGCAGGATTATTTGATTTTTTTGTTGTTTTTTTAACAACAGGTTTTTTAGGTTGTAACATGATTTTATTTTTTAATTGTTAACATTTCCACTTACGAAGTGATTTATTGATTCTTGAATTAGGGTCTTTTGCTGTCTTAGCACTTGTAAGCTTCTTCTTCATACCAGACATTCTAGCACAGAATGATTTCTTTCTAGGACCACCTTTTGGTTGAGGAGCTTTAAGTCCAGGTTTACCAGGATTAGCTTTATTGTAAGAAGCTCTTCCTTTAGCATTTAAACCACCAGATTCTGATTTACCTTCTTTTCTAGTCCATGCTGCTGTTGCCATTATTTCTTAGCTTTAATTTTACGTTCTTGTTTTAACATAGCTGCTGTAGGTTTCTTTCCAGATCCTTTATTAGCTCTTATGTTATCCCATAATCCACGTTTAGATGTAGAACCATCTTTACGCTTAAGCATTGATCCATTCTTAGACTTATTTAATCCTGTACACACTCCTCCTTTACAAGGAGCTTTTGCAGGTCCTCCTTTAGAAGAAGATTTTTCTGATTTTCCATCATTTAATCCCTCTAATGGAACATTAGCTTTTTTATTTGCTTGTCTTAATTGATCAACAGTCATTCCTCTAACTGCTGCATTTTTTTCAAAAGCTGCATTCACTCTATTAGTAGCATCAGTACTTATAGAATCTTTATATTTATTGAATCTTTCAATTCCTCCTTTACCTATAAGTTCTTTTTTCTTAGCACCTTTTTCTCCTTGAGACATTTGTTGCCAAGTTTTACCATTTTGAGCTTTAGGGATTTTACCACCAGATTTCAATGTGCTTCCTTTAAATGGGCCTTTCTTCTTAATAAGAGGACCATTAGGAACAGGTGTTATCTTACCACCTTTACGTAATACACCAGGGCCTACATAAGCTGTAGCATTCTGTGGATTTAACTTAGACATAGTATTTGTTTATTTTATAAGTTATTAATCTTAATGCTTTTGGATCATTTATATGTTGTAAAGCATGACATTTTAAACAAAGTGTAATACCATTACTAAAATCAAATTTTAGCTCAGGAAATTGACTTCTATGTTTCATATGATGTGCTTCCATTAGTTTTCTATCACTATCTTCAGAACATAATTGACATATATAGTTATCTCTTTCTTTAACTTTTAATGCCCATTGTTTAAGAGCAAGTTTTTCACTTTTATCATGTAAATGTTCTTTCCATTCATAATGATTACTTCCTACATTAAATTTATCTGCACAAGGTTTAGAACAAAAAGAATTACCTTTTTTATTTTTGTATTTTTTTAAATCTTTTCTTTCAAATTCTTTTTTACAAAAGGTACATGTAAGATTTAAAATTTCTGCAGTGTCATCTTTTCCTTTACAAGACATACTACAATACTTAGCATCTTTATTCCAATTTTGAACTGTTATTTCTTTATTGCAATAAAGACAATTTTTATGTATAGTTATTTTTCTTGCATCTTTAGCACATTTATATCCACAATACTTACTAGCTTTTGTACCTGAGTAAGTATTATTACAATGTAAACATATTTTATCTATACGTTTATACATTATTTTTTCTTCTTGGCTACACTTTTAAAGGTTTTTGCTAGTGCATAACGCTTAGATCCAGGTTTGCATGTTGGTCCACCAAATTTAGCTCCTGTACAAACACCTTTTGTACCACGCTTCTTAATAGAAGCTGCAGCTTTCTGCATCCATTTACCATCTTTAGCTTTTACAGAACCACCATTTTTTAATACTGGTTTGTATTTAGGTTTAATTTTATTTTTTTTAGCTACATTTTCCAAACTATCTGCTGAGTTTCTTCTTTTAGCAGCTATTTTATCTGCTATTTCTGATCTATCAAGATTACCATCATTCATTATATATTGAATACTTGCTATATCTGCACTAGTAGCTTCTTTTCTTTTTTGAGCAGCTTTGTCTTTTAAACTACTCTCATAGTTTCTATTTTTTTTAGCAGTCAAAATTTTATCTCCACTTACATCTTTAGAAAAATTTTTGGTAGTACCTACAGAGGTATTATCTTTTACAATACCATTTTGTGCTTTCTTAATAGGTTTCTTAACTGTAGCCATGACTATTTCTTTTTGGACATTTTAGCTCCACACTTAGCCATCTTTGTAGCACCAAGTTGTTTATCTTTGGTAAGAGAAGCTTTTCCTTTAGCACCAGCTAATGTTTTCTTTTGAACCTTTGTGAATGCTCCTTTAGGATCTACAGGACCAACTCTTTTGTTTGATGCTTTAAGACCAGTTAAAGAACCACCATTCTTCATTTTCTTTTTTGGTTCTTCTAAACTAGAATCAGAATAAGCTCTTTTTTTCAATGCAGCTTTTTGTTTTTCAAAAGTTTTGCGCATTTTTTTTGCTGCAGGACTATTGAATTGTTTTTGTTCAAGTGTAGTACCACCTTGTGCCTTCTTAATTATTTTTGCCATAGCGTTTAAATGTTATATTGGGTTTTACAATAAGATCACGATGGGTATATTGCCATAGTTCTCCAGTTTGATTAATTATTATTGTATAGATGGTATCTGTCTCATGACCATAATCTGTCACAAAAATTATCATCCCATCTCCCTTGGGTGTTGTAACATCTATTCTATTCTTTGGTTCATATATTCTCATAGAGAAGTGCTTTTGTTCGAGAACACCTGTTTTTCGTCACCCAACAGGTATGTTAATTATTCTGCTTCTGGAGCTTCAACTTCTTTAATGATATCAGCTTCAACGCCTTCTATCATTAATTTTTCAATCACTTCATTAGCTTGCATCATCAATTGGAAGCGTGCTGCTTCTTCAGATGATAAATAAGCTCTAACTGTGTTTAGAATTAATCCAAACTGTTGTCCTGTGATAGTGAATGTGTCTTCAGGAGTCCAAGTGTACCTTTTTGCAGGATCATACTGTGCCATAATGTAAATTATTTAATTGATTTATGTCACAAATGTATACTAAATTTGTTACAAATCCAAATCTATTTCAAAAGTTATTACACTAGATGTTTTAATAGATTTACTCATATCAATTCTTATTCTGAACATGTTACAGAACTTGAGGATCTCCTCTATAACCATATTGTTATACTTAGGAAGACTACAAGCTATTCTGAATTTATATGATTCTAAACTCTTTGTTATCTCTAAGCTACATAATTCATCTACAGAAGAAATAACACCCTCTAAATGAGCAAGGAATGTTTCATCATTATCTTGCATCAATTTTGGAAAGTGTTTTCTGTTTATTTCCATTATGACAATGTTAAAAGATATTTAGTTTTTGCCGCTTCTCCTGATAATGCATCAGCTAAGTTGCATACATCGTGGAAGCTATTCTTCTCACCATATGCTTTTAATTGAGATGCAAAGTTCATAAGATCAGAAACAACAGATGTAGCATTAGCTGCTCCAAGAGGTTCTATCTTATAAGCTGAAGGTCTTTTACCTGTATATCCCATAATCTTCTCAATTAGCCCATCTTTAAAATCATGTACATAATCGTACAATCCTCCTAGTGCCATATGCTCTGCGTAAGAGCTTGTCTGCCAGTGCAACAAATGTAGTTGCTCATGAAAATAAGTAAGTTTAGCAGCAATACTCTCTAATGAGAGCTCGCTACTAGGTCCTTTACTTATCATATCATCTGGAAATAGTGATTTTAGTGCCATAGTTTAAATATTAAAGTGCAGGTGTTGTTGTGGTAGTAGTAGTTGGTGCTGCAGTAGTAGTGGTGGTGGTTGTGTAATTACAACATTCCTTAGCATCTATTTCTTTCCAATTACCTACCTTCGGTTTAAATGCTTGTACAATTAAACTACTTGATACTACACGTCCTGAACCATCAAAACGTACATAAGCTTTAAGCTTATTATTATTATTTCTAGCCATGATTATGTTGGTAATGTTGTTGTTGTTGTAGTAGTAGGAATAAAGTTACAGCATTCATATGCTAGTATTTCTTTCCACTTACCAACTTTTGGCTTATTTTTTCTAAGGATTAAGCTTCCTGCAACTATTCTACCAGATCCATCGAATCTGACAAAAGCCTTTAAAGGTCTTGAATTAATGCTTCCCATGTTTTAAAATTTAGGGTTAATAGTTTAGGTTGTATTTTTGTTTTAGTTCATTAAGTTTTTCTGCGTAGAACCATGTGCAGTATTTTTTTGATTGTTCATCATTTAGAATCTTATCTAGGTTAGGATCTTTTGTAGGATCTGTACCCATATGATATTTTCCTTTATAGAAAGCTGGATAACCATTTCCTGTTTCAGAAACTATTCCTGCATTATGAAGAATAGGATATGTTTCTATTTTTATAATTGGATCTGTAGCCCAAGCAAATGCTAATTCTTTAGCTACTTTACTTTCTTTATTGAAAAACCAAAGATTAAATTGTACTGCCCAAAGATCTGCACACCATGATTGTATACCACTATTTTCATCTTTGAAATAATCTCTATTCATCTGTTGAAGATACATTCTTATTTTAAGAACATCTATTTCAACTTTTTTCCAAAATGATGCATCTATATCTTTTAGAATATATTGTACACCTCCTGTATTAGAATTGTTGTCTATTACAACTTGTTTATCTATACCAACTATATCACAAACTCCTTTTAAAAAATCTATTGATTTAGCTTCTTCTAATTTTTCAGGAAGTACATCTCTATACTTACTTTCAAAATATGAATGATTCAAATATGAATTAGCATCACTAACATAATTTATATCATCTTCTAATAAATGATTTATATTTAATGAATCTAACCAAAGAATATCACTATCTGTATATATAATTGTTCTATCTTGTAATTCTGGG